GAAACCATTTACAAAGTGGCCGCCCTGGATTCCCTGACCTTTAAGTCCCCGACAGTGACAAACAGTTACTACGGCGACCAGATCACCCTGCAGATCACTGGCACCAGCGGCGACCTGATAAAGTTCACCGGGACCAACTGGGTCAGCGCGGGAACTGCCACCCTTTCCAGCGGATTGAACGCGATCATAACGTTCCGATTTAATGGGACCAAATGGGTCGAACAAAGCCGCGTGGTCCTTTAACCAAACAAACACTGAACACCATGGGACGCCCAAAAAAGCAAGCTGAACAGATCCCCCAGGATGACGTCAATGATGCACTGCCATTCACTGACGGGCCTGAAATAAGCGATGAACTGAAATCAACGCTGATCAAATATCCGCATATCAACTGTGTATGGATGGATGATAATGGGAACTGGTTTTTTGCTGAAAAACCTGGATTCACGCCGCACAGCCGTGAACAGATTCTGAACGGATAAAAACCCCCGCCTAATGGCATTAAATAACATAACATTCAATCTGGGACAGGGCGGCCTGGGCCGTCCGCTGCCCGGTGAAGATCATATTTCGGGCCTGATATTCTACACCAGCGGGAACCTTCCGTCTGGATTCAGCGTATCGAACCGGATCAAACAGTTTTTCAGCCTGGCAGATGCAGAGGCCGCCGGCATCGTCGGAACCTTTTCCGATGAAACAAAGGCCGCCGCGTCATACCTGGTCACAGCCGCCGGGGCCAACGGGGACACCGTTGAACTCAAAGTGGCTGAATATCTGGGTCGCACGGTATCCCTGGGCGTTTACACAAAGGTTTCAGCGGACAGCACGGTGGCAAATGTTGCCACCAGCATCGCCGCTGTCATCAATTCAGGAACAAATACACACGGATACACCGCCAGCGTGAATTCCGCCACCGTGACAATCACGGCCCGCGCGGGGATGGGTATTTTTCTAAATACTGGGTCCCCGCTGACCGCAACATACAGCGCTGGGGCAACCCTGGCAGGAACGATCACCCAGTTCACTGGGGGCGTCGCGTCCAAATATGCTGTGTGGCACTACCATATCAGCGAATATTTCCGCCTGCAACCCCAGGGGAACCTGTTCGTCGGGATTTTTGCGGTCCCTTCGCCGTACACGTTTACGGAAATCACCACTGTCCAATCGTTTGCCACCGGCAAGATCAGGCAGATCGGTATTTTCAAGGACAGCGCGGCATTTGCAAGCGCGGACATCACCGCCATTCACAATGTTTGCGCGGCCAACGTCACCGCCCATAAAGAGATCATAGCCCTTTACGGCGCGGACATCAGCGGCACAGCTGACGTTTCCACCCTGACAGATCTGTCCACCCTGACGGCGAATTATTGCACAGCGGTAATTTCCCAGGATGGAGGCGCCACCGGCGCGAGCCTGTTCTATTCCACCGGAAAGTCGGTGACCACCCTGGGCGCTGCCCTGGGAGCGGTCGCACGGGCGAAGGTATCCCATTCCATTGCCTGGGTGGCCCAGTTCAACATCAGCAACGGAACCGAATGTGATGTCCTGGCATTTGCAAACGGCGTCCTGTTTTCCCATTCCAGCGTAACTGACAGCCTTTTGTCAGTCCTGCAGGATCGTCGGTATCTGTTCCTGCGGAAATTCGTGGGTATTGCGGGGTCGTATTTTAACGAAAACCCCACCAGCATCGCCCTGAATTCGGATTACGCCTATATCACGGATAACAGGACAATGCAAAAGGCCACCCGCGTCATTTACATTTCGGTTCTGCCTGCCCTGAATTCCCCCATCACGCTAAACGCTGACGGTACGCTGTCGGATGAAGCTGTGGCATATTTCCAGGGACTGGCTGAAGGCCCCCTGTTCGAAATGGTCCGAAATGGGGAACTGTCTGGTTTCGCCGTATCTGTGAACACCCAGCAAAACGTTCTGTCAACGGGAATCCTGACGATCAACGTCACCCTGGTACAGATCGCGACAGGTCGAAACATTGTGGTAAATATCGGTTACAACGTCACCGTATAAAATTTGAAAAATGGCTACACCGCTGATAAACGGCGTGAATTATTCCTGGTCGAACATTAAGTTCAATCTGTTCGGCGTTCCGGTCGTCGGAATCACGGAAATCAATTACACCCGGAAGCAAAACAAAGAAAACAACTATGGCGCCGGAAACGAACCCGTTTCCCGTGGTTATGGGATGATTGAATATGAGGCGGATATAACGCTGTTTCTGGACGAATGGCGCCGGATCATTCAGGCGGCCCCTTCAAAGGATCCGCTGTTGATCAAGCCGTTCCCCATCCAGGTCCTGTTCGGTGATTCCAGTCTGACGTTCCGCCAGGATAACCTGGAAGCATGCGAATTCATGGAAGATCCTTTTTCTGCAAAACAGGGGGATTCGAAAATCCTGATCAAAATTCCGCTGATCATCGCCGGCATCACGCACGTCCTTTGATCCCTATGGCAGCTGTTCGGATATTCCGGATGGCTGCCATAATTTCCAAACAAAACCAC